CTGAAAAGGCGCAACCCCTGGCGGTGTCGTAATTGTGGATTCATTGGAACCGGAGATACCTGGGGAGGTCATGCCTGTTCCACTGAGTTAATGGTTGAGCGGGGGGTCACTCCTTTGCCTGGGGGTCCATCTGCTCCCAGGCCCGTTGCCCAGCCGGGTGTCAAGGTACCCCCGGGCACCAGGGCGGTCAACGCGGTCCCCCGTTCAACCTTATTAGCTAAACCCGGGAAGGAGTCTGATGTTGCAACAGGCGGCACCAATTCCCAAAACTGAGTTCAACCGGGACGCTCACACATATGAGTGGGATGACCTCCAGGTGGAGCTCACTGATTTCTACCGGGACAAAAAGGCCCTGACAGTAAACCTGGAACTCTCAAAATGGCAGGGCGACGGTTGGGAAACGTTCGACCATAGGAGTTTCAACCTGGTTGCAGGTGATACCAGGGACAGGCTGGTCAAGAACCTGGCAGCAGACAAACGTGCCCCGGCAATCAAGTTTGAGGATTGGAAGGAACGTTTTCTCTACATCACCAAAAAAAGCCAACAGGAGTACCAGAATTTTGGCCCGGTGGCTGAGGACATCAATGACATTGAATATGACAGGTCCACCTCCCCGTTTCTCCTGGAACCGTACATTGCCAGTGAAGATATCACCATGCTGTTTGCATCCCCGGCTGCTGGTAAATCAATGATGGCAACTGCCATGGCCCTGTCATTAAGTACCGGGCTGGACTTCTTAGGCATCACACCCAGGGAACAGTGCAATGTTCTCTACCTGGATTGGGAGGACTCCCGGGAAACCTTCAGAATGCGCTGTGAGAGCCTCATGGAGGGGTTCAATAGTCGGCACCTGGAAAACCATTCATTCACCCGGTCCTCACTGTTTTATCAGCGCATGGAGCGCAGCCTGGCGGACCAACAGAAAAAGATTCGTGACGATATCCGCAAAAAAAACATTGGCTGTGTATTCATCGACAGTTTGAGCCTGGCAGGAGGAGACCCCAACGAAGTCAACAACTCGTTGGCGGCTTCAACCATTGCCAGGAGTCTGGGAGCACCCACAGTGTTTTTGCATCACATGAGCAAGTCAGCAGCCAATGGCACTGATGATGTGACCTCTTATGGTTCAGTATTCAACACCGCAGGACCCAGGTTGATTTGGTCCATCGCAAAGTCCCAGGAACCCGGGACCACTGAGTCACTCATTCAGTTGACCAACCGGAAGGCAAACCGCGTGGCCTTAATGCCACCAGTGGCCTACTCCATAAATTACACGAACGATTCCCTGGGCAATCTCTCAGGTGTCTATTACAAGGGGGCAAGTGTCAGGGACTTTATGGAGGCAACAAAAATGACTGACAAAAAAATGACTGTACAGGAGGCCATCATGCTGGTCATCCGGGACAACCACGATACATACATGAGTGGGAAGGCCCTGGTGAATCCAGTGAGTGACATGTTGGGCCGGGATATTCCTGAGGAACAAATCCGGGTGGAATTATTCCGGGGCCAGGAAAAAGGGCGCTTCAAAGTTCACAGCCAGAAGAACCGGGTGAACTACTGGGAATTGGGGGAAAAGGGCCAAATTTAGGAAATTACTGAAAAAAAAGGGCCGCTGTATGGCCAAATGGGGCGAGTTAAGCGCCCGGGCAATAGTAGAGGTCATTGGAAAATAAGGAGAATTTAGCTGCTCAGTAACATGTTACTCAGATTGATACTGAAATGTTACTGACAAGGGTAATTAGAATAATGATGCGTTCACTTAACGCCCCCTCAAAGGGGCTGTGAAAAGCATCAAATTGTTACCCATGATGTTATGGAAGAAGTAACAGACACCTGTAGACATTGGTTTGTGTTGGAGGCCCAGGGTTCATTGAACCACCAGGCATCCTGTAAGCACTGCGGCACCACCCGGCAGTTTGAAGGGTTCGATGGTGCCACCGGGACTGCCTGGGATTTGCAAACCAGGCGGCTTGTGATGGCCAGGAAGTCCAAAAGATGAAGCGGACCAGGATGAAGTCCAGGTCAAAAAAGATGGCCCGGGCATACAGCAAGCCAGGAGGCAGACGCGAGTTTGTCGGTTACATGCTCAAACGGTTTCCTGGATGCCAGGCAAACACTGAGGTGTGTTCCAGGCGCAGCACCCAGGTTCATGAGTTATTGAACAGGAGCCAGGGTTCACCCCTGGTGCCTCCTCCTGGTATGGCCTGGGATTCAGATGAGGTAGCCACATTGTTCCTGGCAGTTTGTTTTGAATGCCACCACAAAATCACATTCAACCCGGCCTGGGCATTAGAAAACGGATTCAGAAAACGGAGATATGGAGTAAGTAAATGACAGCACAACCAGATGACCACGACCAGGAGAAATATTCCAGGTTCAAAAAAGTGTATGACTTCAACAGGCAATTGGCCCGGGGTGAAGCGGCTGAGAAACTCCTGGATGAATTGATATATCAGGAAACACCCTGGTATCCATTGGCAGTCACAGACCTGGAGGTCCAGCGGCGTGGAATAGACAGGATACTCCTGGACAAATCAACCCAGGATGCCACTGATGCTTTGGTCCCGGGTGTGACCCTGGGCAGTTTTCTGAAGTCCGCTGAGTACAAGGCAGATTTCACGGGTGCCAGGACCCACAACTGTTTTGTGGAAATGATTTCAGTGAGGGAGCAAAACAAGTTGGGTTGGGCTTATACCAGCCAGGCTGACCTATTGGTCCACTGGTTGCCTCAGCCAACGTCCCTGGCGTATGTCATACCGTTTGAGGAACTGCGGAGAAACCTGGACACCTGGCGCGAGTTATACCCCAGCAGAAATATTCCGAACGGAGAAAACAACCAGCACAGATACACCACCACTGGCCTCCTGGTACCCCAGGCAGAGTTTGAGGAGCTAGCAATCCGCATCCTGGATTCCAGTGAGATTGAAGATAGGCAGGAGTTCCGACTATGAAACTCTGGCGGAGTCACAATGAGAGGTTTGCCCTGGCGTTGATAAAGCACCTGGAGACTATGGCCAGGGCTGGATGCCCGGCTGAAGAAATCCACCGGGTAGCCCAACAGTTCAGTGAGATGTTTGAAACTAAAACCAGAAGGAGGTTGCTATGAATAGAACAAATATGGGATTCATGAAGTTGAATGAGGCAGCAGAGTATTTGAATGTTTCTCGGTCCACCCTATACCGGTGGATTCATGCCGGGGAACTACAAACAATTAAGTACCCCAATACCAACTCCAGGTTGATTCCAGTTGAGGAAATTGAACGCGTTGTCAATGAAGCGAAGGAGAACCCCGAACCCACACACGCTAGCTGCAATCAGGCAACATCTAGAGGAACCAGCTGCCAAAATCGCCCGGTGGTGGGGCAGACCGTCTGTGCGTCACACGGGGCACGAGTCAATGGATGAAGCAGCCAGGCGGGGCAAGAATAACCGGGCCAGGGGTTTGGCCATTGAGCGCAAGGTCAGGGACCTCCTGAAAAAGTACATGAACACCGATGCCTGGCGCGTTCCAATCCGGGGCGGACCAGCTGCGGATGTTATAACAGACCGGGGCAGATGTCCGCTGTGTTTACATGAGGAGTGTGACCGCCTGGAGTTAGCAGTGGAGGTGAAAAGTAAAAGCACAGACATCCCGGCATTTTTGGCCAAAGCATTCAGACAGTCATACCAGGCAAGTGATGAGACCGGGAAAGTTCCCCTGGTAGTAGTGAGTTACAAGGACGGCCACCTGAGAAGATATCTGGCAATGTTTGAACTACATGAGGACATCAGCCTGGTCAATCCAGAGTTTGCCCACATCAAATGGTCCGTTTGATTGAGTATGAGGACCTGGATTAATCACCCGGCTCAATGTTCAAAGAAGTACCACAAACTAGGAAACCACCCAGGTCTAGTAGTATAGCCAGGGGCAAGAACTCGCCAGGATTCGCCACACAGAGCCGCTTATTTTCAGCAACCTCCGGAAATAATCCATATTCCCCTTATTCCACACCAGCCCACTGTTCATAGAACCCTCCAGGTATTTGTTATTGACGAGCCAGGAGGACGGTATATAGGGTTACACCATGACTGAATTTAGAGGACGTAAGACCAAATTGAACAAACGCTTAGTGAAAACTATTGCTTCTAAGGTGGAAAAAGGCAGCACCTACAGGGCCGCTGCGCTCAGTTCCGGGGTAAGTGAGTCAGCCTTCTATGACTGGATTTCCCGTGGGAAGAAAGACAAAACGGGAATCTATCAGGAATTTCTGGAGTCGTTGAATGCAGCTAGCGCGTCTGTGGAAAATCGAATTGCACAGCGCCTGGTTGATATATCTACCGGGGAAGGTGCCAGCCTGGATGGAAAAATCGCCCTGGAATACCTCAGGCGACGTAGACCAGGGGAATGGAATATCCCCATCCAGCAACAGATGACAGGCTCAGACGGTGGAGCACTGAAGTTTGAGGTGAACCTGGGTGAGACCACTGTGGACCTCGGAAAAATAAATCAAGGTGACCAGGACTGAATCAGCCAGGGGAATTGATATGGGGTTCCGTACAGGGTCACCAACCAGGGCGAAACTATCAGCAATCACAAGGGTGCCTGGCTTAACTGTCACAGTAGCTGGCACATACCTGGCACAAATCACCGCCCTGGACACCTGTAGGATGATTTCAAAAACAAATCTATTCTTGAAAGTAAACCAACACCCCATACTTACCGCCTCAAGACCCAGCCCTGAAATTTCGGCCTCATGACCACTCCTGTCATAGAAGTCACATTTGCCAAACCGTTGTATCCGAAGCAGAAGGCGGCGGTGTTTCCGGAGAACGGGGCGAGATGGGCGGCTGTGGAGGCATCCAGTAAATCCGGGAAAAGTCATTCAGCCATGCAGCGTTTGATTATGGAATCCTTGAACCTGGGGGATGAGGGCAGATATTTCTGGTGGATATCTCCGACCTTCTCCCAGGCGAAGGATATGTTTGGCAGA